TTATCCATTTACCAATCGAACACCTTGAACAATTGAAGTTTGATATTTCACAACGCCTTGAAGCAATTGAGCGTGGCGACAAAGTGATTATTTTTATTGATTCTGTTGGTAACTTGGCATCCAAAAAGGAAGTTGAAGATGCACTAGATGGTAAATCTGTTGCCGATATGACTCGAGCTCGTGTTATGAAATCTTTGTGGCGTATTGTTACACCACACTTGACCACTAAAGATATTCCTTGTATCGCAGTCAATCACACCTATCAGACAATGGAAATGTTTTCAAAGGCTGTTATGTCTGGTGGTACTGGTGGTATGTACTCCGCTAATCAAGTATTCATTATTGGTAAAGCACAGGAGAAGGCAACATCAGGTGATAAAGAATTACTTGGTTATAACTTCACAATCAACATTGAGAAATCTAGGTTCGTAAAAGAGAAATCTAAATTCCCGTTCTTAGTAACATTTGATGGTGGCATTCAGAAATATTCTGGTCTATTGGACTTAGCAACTGAAGCTAAAATGATTTCAGTTGGTAAGTATAGTCGTTCAACTGGTTATGCTGTGATTAACCAAGAAACGGGTGAAGTCGGTGACATGATGCCAATGGAAAAAACACAAACGGCTGAATTTTGGAATCCAATTCTAAAGAGTGATATGTTTAAAGAACACATCAAACACAAATACGGTATTGCTTACGGTAGTTTGCTACAAGATGAGGAAGAAACAGAACCACAATTATTGCAAGAGGAAGAATAATGTTTGGGTTTGAAAAAAAGAAAAAAGTGCCGAAGGAGGGTGAGGACTACAAGTTCGTAGACTTCACCGATTCCGATATCACAGGCATTATGTTATTAAAAGGTGAATATGTAGGTGTGGTATACCATTATGGTAAAGTTAGAGTCAAAGAGCAAGGCGAGTTTGCTACATTAGAATTTGGATTTACACTAGTTAATCCAGGCAAACACGACATAGACCTATTGCAAAATGAAGATAATTTTGTTACAATAATGGGAGATATCCTTTCTGAAATTTTAATGAAGCAAGCTAATGAACCGACTAGAAACCACGATCCTGAAGAATTTGATTTACAATGAAGAATATGCTCGCAAGGTTGTACCATTCATTAGACAAGATTATTTTTCAGATTTAACTGAAAGAAATGTATTTAAAGAAATCTCCGATTTCACAAACAAATACAAAGCATTACCTACACACGAAGCTTTAGTAATTAATTTTACCGAAAGTAAATCGCTTACTGAACCAGAGGTTCGTAATGCGATTACTCTTTTGGAACAAATACATGATGATAAAGATCCTAGTGAACAACAATGGTTGTCTGAGCAGACAGAAAAGTTTTGTCAAGATAAAGCAATCTATAATGCCATCATGGAATCAGTTTCAATTCTTGATGACAAGACACATAAGAAATCCAAAGGTGAAATTCCAAAACTGTTAAGTGATGCACTTGGTGTATCGTTTGACAATTCTGTTGGCCATGATTACTTAAATGATTCCGATTCACGGTATGATTTCTATCACCGTGTTGAATCTCGTATTAGATTTGACCTTGACCTGTTCAATAAGATTACAAAGGGTGGTTTCCCAATCAAAACTTTGAATATTGCATTGGCTGGAACTGGTGTTGGTAAATCCTTGTTCATGTGTCATTGTTCTGCTGCGGCTTTAAGTCAAGGTAAAAATGTTTTATACATCACGATGGAAATGGCAGAAGAGAAGATTGCTGAACGTATTGATGCAAATTTACTAAATGTTGACCTGAATGAATTACAAACATTGACTCGTGAAGAATACCTGCGTAAATTTGATGTCCTAAAAGATAAGACACAGGGTAAACTAATCATCAAGGAATATCCAACAGCATCTGCTCATGCAGGACACTTCCGTTCTTTGTTGAATGAATTGAAGTTGAAGAAGAATTTTACACCAGATATTATCTTTATTGATTACCTGAATATCTGTTGTTCAAGTAGAATTAAGATGGGGGCAAGTATCAATTCGTATGCCTATATTAAATCTATTGCTGAAGAATTGAGAGGTCTGGCTGTAGAGTTTGCTGTGCCTGTTGTGAGTGCTACACAAACAACTCGTAGTGGTTTCAGTAATACTGATGTGGGACTGGAAGATACTTCAGAATCGTTTGGATTGCCTGCAACGGCTGACTTTATGTTTGCTTTGATTAGTACAGAAGAACTTGAACAGTTGAATCAGATTATGGTTAAGCAATTGAAGAATCGTTATGGTGATCCAAACCTATACAAACGATTCGTTGTTGGTGTTGATAGATCCAAGATGCGGTTGTATGATGCAGAAGCATCCGCACAAGTTGATATCGTGGATTCTGGTTCACCACAAGATGATAAGCCTCTGAACACATTTGGTAATAGAGAACGGAAGTTTAGTTCTAAATTCGAAGGAGTAAAGATATGATGGATTATGTTAGTTATTGGGACAATGTTCTCACAAAGGAACAATGTGACAATATAATTAATTTATTCGAATCACACAAAGAGCAACAAGAAGATACTTTCTTAGCTGGTCATAGACACTTTACTGAAATCAATATCACCAAACACATGGATGTTTGGAGTGATGTGCAGAATCTTTTGTTGGATAAGATGCAAGATAATTTAACATCCTATAAACAGATGTTTGGCATAGATGATAAGGTTTGGCCAACAGAATTGGGCTACGAACATTTTCGTATGAAGAAGTATGAACCAAACGGAAAAGATGAGTTTGCATTTCATGTTGATGTTGGTAATTATTCTTCTGCTCGCCGATTCTTGGTGTTTTTCTGGTATCTGAATACTGTCGAGCAAGGCGGTCAAACAACATTTCAACGAAATCGTAATTCAGCAACAAGTATTGCTGTTGAACCGGTTGCAGGTCGAATGCTTACCTTTCCTCCATTATGGACTCATCCACATACCGGCACAAAACCAATTAGTGGACCAAAATACATTATTGGTGGTTACTTACATTACCTATGAGATATAAAACACTCTACAGAAAAATGCATTCGTTTGTTCCAAAGTTTGTTGGTGAAAAAACTATGGGGCAGATAATGTATTGGGCTCGTAGAATGATGAAAGAACACAACATACCTGTTGTTCGAATCATTGATAAGTCTAATACTGCATTGAGTGGTTACACAGTTGGTGGTTTCTTTGACCCAATGAAACAATTTGGTGAAAGTGATATTCAATTGTACATTGTATTTAACGAAGATGATAAGAAATTAAAACTTAATATTTGTGAGAGTGGTGCTAAAGTAATCATTGATGAAATGTTCAAGACATATGTACATGAGAAGAGGCATCGCTATCAATTTCGTAAAAGAGGAAAGGCATTTTGTAGGAAATATAGAAGCTCGGTTGCTGATGAAGAATTGAAATATGATATGGAATACTATGGTGATTATGATGAGATTGATGCATATGCCCAAGAGGCAGTAATAGACCTTAGATTACTAAGTTTTTCGTGTATTATGGAAAAGTACCAAGAATTGTTTGCAAAAAATGATCCGGTAGTGTACAATAGATTTTTAAAGAAGTGTTACAAATTCGAAGATAAAATATCCTTATGATTTTAAATAAAGACCAAGCCTTACATTGTGCCAAAGTATTTGAAGATTATTTTGGTAACTTCAATCGTATTGATGAATATATGCGTGAGCAGAAAATGAATGCTCTTGCTGATCGACCATTCTCTTTGCCGGGATGTGGACCAGAAGATGAATTATTTTCTGATTTCACAATGGCACCTGAAGATATGGAATTCGAAGTTGTTGAGTTGCCTTCTAATCGTTGGCAACTATACCTTGATATCATTTCTTCTCACAATAACCTATCAAGTCCCGGTAGAAATATCAAACTGGCTGTGCTTGAGAAGAAGTCTAAGAAGTGGGTCGGGTTCATACGGATAGGGTCTCCAACGATTATGATGAAGCCTCGTAATGAGTTACTAGGCTGTGTGATTACAAACGAAACGGCAACGACCAAATCGTTTAATAACGCATCTGCCATGGGTTTTGTTATCGTACCTGCACAACCATTTGGGTATAATTACCTTGGTGGTAAACTGTTGGCGGCAATCTGTTGTTCACATGAAGTCCGTGAAATGATTAATGCCAAGTACAAAATGAATATGTGTTTGTTTGAAACAACCAGTTTGTATGGCACATCAAAGGCTATTTCACAGTATGATGGTATGAAACCATACCTAAGATTTAAAGGTGTGACCGAATCTGATTTCTTACCAATGATGCACGGTAAACCGTATGATGATTTGAAAGACTATGTTGAGAAAATCAATGGTGGTTCATTTGTTCCTGAAGATGCATCAAGTCGTAAGTTAAAGATATCAAGTACAATTGTCGCAATGACCAAAGCTGCCTTGAAACCACACAAAGAAGATTATGATAGGTTCATGGCAACCATTACAAAGGCCAAGGCCTTGACAGAACAGAAACGATACTATGTCTCTGATTACGGCATCGCTAATTTCAAAGATATTGTACTTGGAAAGACAGACCAGATTATCAAGAATGAAAACTATGATAAACACCATCTGGAGAACATCATAGAATGGTGGAAGAACAAGGCGACCAACAGATTTATATCACTCAAGAATGAAAATCGAGTGAGAACAGAGATCGAGGTTTGGACTAGTGGTAAAGAGATTGACATAATCCGATAGGTGTGGTAGTATAAATATGTTACTATTTGGAGAATAAATGTCTTTAACAATTAATCAAAATTCTAGGCCAGATATTGCTTGGATTTCTAAAACAACAGAAAAATTATTTGGCGGTGGACAATATGGGTTACCTCCAATTCCATTTAGTTCCAAATTAATATCAGAATTGTTGGGAGAAATTGGAAAAAAAGTATATGCATTCCACATTCAAAGTGTGAATGATTTGCCTTCAACGATAAAGATACAAAATTCATCAAAAACAATATCAGCTTCAAGAAATAAAATAATGAATCCTGAAAAATGGAAAGGTCCTGGCAACAGACCTCATTTACCAGGTGAAAATATAGTTGTTAAAATTGAGGGTAATTTAGTTTTTGGAAACTCACTTGATATTTTCAGTATGCCAGATGAAAAAGGTATGCGTTGGATTGATGTTAGTGTACTAAGATTCAACATAGATTCCTCTAGTGTGACAAATCAGGATAAATCAATACATTCTTTAAAATTTGGAGGATTATTTGAACCAATCATTGAATCTATAGACTCTTGGCAAACAAAAAACAAAAAAAGATTGGAACCAATTTGGGAAGAATATGGAAAAAAATCAAATAAACGAATAAAAATACCAATACCAGTTGATCCATTTTTACAAAAAGAAAAATATGAACTAATTAAAGAATTTTTTGATGTGGTTAATAAATCGTTTAAAGATAATAAATCCGAAATTATAAAAGAATATCAAAGATTGCTAGCTAACAAAGAAGTTTCTGTTCAAAAAGCTCTCAAAGGTTATGATGAGTATTTGATTAGCAACTTTAAAATAACATCAATTTATGTACCAAAAAAGTCAGAATACGTTGATAAGGAAGCTCTTAAATCTTATAAAATTGACATTGAGGACAATGAAAACACGTTTTATAGATTGACATAAATACTCCAAAATTGATAGGAGTATTAAATGGCACTAGACGCAGTTGAAACAAAAAAACAAGAAAATTGTTCTCGTCTATTTTTTGAAGCTTACATAGAATCTGGTAAGAAATTAACCATGGAACAATTAAAAAAGACTTATCCAGAAATAAATGCAAAATGGTATAATACTTTTGATATGCAAGCTACTGCGATGAAAGATTGGTTAAATAATAAAAAATATAAAAAAGGTTTTAATTATTCCAGAGATGATGGAATTATGCCTTTTTTGGTTGAAATCTCCTCAAAACATTGTGGTGTAAGAAACAAAGATAGTTGGAACACAATGGATATTGTTATGGTATTAAAATCTGAAGAAAAAAAAATAATGAGTGAAATTAAAAAGATTTGTACTGGTGGTGATTCGGATGTTAATTTGCAAGCTTTAAATGGAATGATGAGAAAATGTTTTAGAGCCGGCACATTGTATGGAATATCATTAAAAGATGTTACTGGAAAAGAAGCACATATTGAAGTTTCCAATTTAGAAGATCCAACTGAAATAACCGGGTTTCAAGAAGTTGATCCGGAAAGATTTAAAATGTTAAAAGGTTCTCTAAGATGTAATTTAGAAATTAGTGACAAATTTTTTGATACTGGTGAAGCGGCCGCAGGACTTATTATAGATGGTAAAGGTGTGAATGTACAACATAGAAATTTTAGATATAGCCAAGATAGAGGTGTTGTACAAACAGACCTTACTGGAAAAGGTGCAGCTGCTAAATTAGGAAAAGCATCTGCTGGTAGATTAACTGAATTCTTAGCTGATTTTGGATTAGAAAAACCAGAAAGTCCTGGAAAAGATTCGAATATTGATATGCCAGGTAAATGGACAGAAAAAAATATTAAATATTGGATAAAATTTTATAATGATATAAAAGATGATACTGTTGCTGGAGCAAAAGTAGATTTTGGAAAAGTGCAATGCCTTGTTGGTAAAGAAGTCCGTAAAGGATTTAAAGAAGTTTTAGAATATGCAATTTTACAAGAAAGTAGAAAAGTTCCAAATGCAGCAGGAAGATTGTCATCTAAACTAGTTGGGTTAAGATGGATACAAGTTTATCAATTGATGGATAAAATGGGTATACTTGAAAAGTGGATATCTGTTTTATATTATTCTGCAAAAAAAGAAGGCAGTTCCAAAAATGGAGTGTTCATAAAGATAGCCTAAAATAAAATTCACACAATTTTTAACAGAGTAAAAATAAAAGATAAAAATAACATATGTATAAATTCAAAGACTTTAATATGGAGGGCCCTCAAGATGTAATTCTATCCGAATCGAAAGACGGTAAGAACTTACATCTTGAGTAATGAACACCTAGAAGATGAGGTGTTGAATAATGGAACTAATGGTGCTCGTAATGCCATTAATTTTCTGCAATCATTGAGAGATATGCTTGCTGGTAATTCAACGTCCAAAGTTAGTGTGACAACAAAATGGGATGGTGCACCTGCTGTATTCGCTGGCACCAATCCCGATAACGGTAAATTCTTTGTTGGTACTAAGGGTGTTTTCAATGCCAATCCAAAATTGAATTACACCGATGATGACATTGATGCTAACCATGCAAGTGAAGGCCTTAATGCTAAACTTAAAGTTGCATTAAGGTATCTTCCTAAGTTAGGCATCAAAGGTATCTTGCAAGGCGATATGATGTTCTCCAAAGGAGATATCAAGACACAAACAATCGATGGTGAGAAGTATATTACATTTCAACCAAATACCATTGTATATGCTGTGCCTGCTGATGCTAAGTTAGCACAAACAATGTTAGCTGCACAAATGGGTATTGTGTTTCATACTTCATACACAGGCAAATCAATGGCAGACCTGAAGGCCTCATTCAATATTGATATCAAGAATATGACAACAACCAAAGATGTTTGGTTTCGTGATGCATACTTCTTTGATGCCTCTGGTGTGGCCACATTTACAGAAGCAGAAACAAAACAAATTACAGGCATTTTATCCAATGCAGGTAAAACTTTACAGTCTATTAATTCTTTGAATCTGAATCGTATTGCTGCAAATGATGTTATTCTGACCTATATCAAAACATTCAACAATACAAAAGTCAGAGAAGGTCAAGCAATCAAAAACACCAAGTTACATACACTTGAATTGGTTAGATGGGTTGAAGCTAAGTTGAACAAAGATATTGCTGATGCTAAGAAAGAAGAGACTAAGAAAAAGCGTGTCAAAGAAAAGACTGAGATTATGCGTTTCTTCCGTGCAGCTGCGAATGATTTAAAGAATATTTTTGATTTAATGAATCTAATTGTAGATGCTAAGAATATGATTGTTAAAACCTTACAACAGATTAAACAAATTACCGGAACATTCCTTAAAACAGATGATGGATTTAGAGTGACTAATCCTGAAGGTTTTGTTGCCGTTGATAAACTAAAAGGTAATGCAGTTAAGCTAATAGATAGATTGGAGTTTGCTCATGCCAACTTTACCGCTGCAAAAAATTGGAGTAAATGATGGCAGATATTAAATTTGATATAAATGCGATTATGAAAGAGTACGGAGATTCCGATTTTGGATTTACCGCTATTGATGAAGAAGAGTATAATTCGGTAATTGCAGAAAAAGAAGAAACAGTAGAAGAATATAAGGCAAGACTACATGAAGTTGAGAAGTTGATTCTTCCATTTCTGACTAAGTTGTTGCAAACATCAGACCAACCAATCATCAAATGGCCTAATAGAAAAGCAACATTAGAATCCCAGATTCAAAAGATTTTAAACCTCACAAGAGGATGAAATGGAAAATAAAAAAGATAATGTAAAGCCGGACATTTTACCCAAAGCTGGTGCAGGCCAGTGGGGTACGAATGTGTTGGCGAATACATACAGGAACGATACACCTGGCCAACAAACTAAGAAAATTGCCTCGTTTAAGGATTACCTGAAGCATAAGTAATATATAACATCATTATTATAAGTGAGTGAGAAATGAAGGATTTAATTATTGGGTGCTGCACCAATTACGATTGGGACAAGTTAAAGTATTGGGTTAATTCCATTAACCGTAGTGGATATGAAGGCCACAAAGCAATGGTAGCCTTCAACATCAGTTTTGATACTATCGAAAAACTGGTTCAATCTGGCTTTGAAGTTATCTTGCCAGGAAAAAAAGATGAAGAAAACAGACGATACTTTTATCAGTCTAGTTTACCTGTTCACGTTGAACGATTCATCCATATTTACAATCACCTAAGAAATAATGAATATCGGTATGTTATTACAACCGATGTGAAGGATGTTATATTTCAAAAGAACCCAATTACATTCCTTGAAAAAAATCTAGGTGATAAGAACCTAATGTTTGCAAGTGAAAGTATGCATTATAAAGATGAACCTTGGGGTAACCAAAACCTAATTGAGACATTTGGTCCATTCTTCCATGATATCTTTAAAGATGGAGTAATCTACAATGTGGGTGTTCTTGCTGGTCGAGCTACTTGTATGAGAGACTTAGCAGCAAATATTTTTGTTATGTCTATCAATCGCCCAATTCCAATTGTTGACCAATCAACATTCAATTTTATGGTTGCACAACACCCATACACATTTACATCAGCTTATATGACTTCCGAATCTGGTTGGGCAGCACAACTTGGCACAACAGTAGACCCAAGAAAGATTGAGCAATTTAAGCCACTTCTATTAGAACCATCACCTGTTATGATTAACGGCAAAGTTACAACTTCTAAAGGAAATGTCTTTACAATTGTACACCAGTATGATAGAATACCAGAATGGAAAGAACTTATAGAAGGAACATATAATGACTAAAAGAGTATTAATTACCGGTGGGGCAGGGTTCATTGCACACCATTTGATTGAAACAATCCTTGACCAAACTGATTGGACAATTGTGTCACTTGATCGACTTGATTTCTCTGGCAATCTCAATCGCCTTGAAGATATTATGAAGAAGTATGACCGTGAAACCAAGAAGCGTGTTGAGATTGTATTTCACGATTTGAGAGCTGAGATTAACCCACAGACAGCCGGTTTGATTGGTGATTGCCAATTAGTCCTGCATCTTGCGGCCGGTTCACACGTTGACCGTTCTATTGAATTCCCAATGGAGTTTGTACAAGACAATGTGGTTGGTACAGTTAACCTATTACAGTTTGCTCGTACACTTCCTAACTTAGAAAAGTTTGTATACTTCAGTACAGATGAAGTATTTGGTCCTGCACCAGCTGGCGTTGATTACACCGAACGGGACAGGTATAATGCAACAAATCCCTACTCAGCATCGAAGGCAGCCGGTGAGGAGATGTGTGTAGCATTTGAGAACACATATAATATGCCAATCATCATTACACATACAATGAATGTATTTGGTGAACGTCAGCATCCTGAGAAGTTTATTCCTAAAGCTATTCGCTATGCTCGTGATGGTCTTACACTAACAATTCATTCTGATGCAACTAAAACAAAAGCTGGTTCTCGCCACTATGTTCATGCTAAAGATGTTGCTGATGGCCTAATGTTCATTCTAAATCTGCCTGAAGATTATGAGAGAGTACCTGACTTTGGTGGTGCTAAGATTCCTAAGTTTAATATTGTTGGTCCTGATGAAATTGATAATCTAGAATTAGCTAGGTTGATTGCTGTAGCACAAGGTAAGGAGTTAAAATATGAGATGGTTGATTTTCATTCATCCAGACCTGGCCACGATTTACGTTACGCTTTGTCTGGTTCTTATATGGAATCTCTAGGTTGGAAACCAAAGATTTCATTGCGTGAAAGAATTAAAGGTATGGTTCAATGGTCATTAGAGAATGAGAAGTGGTTAAAATGAAACTAAAACAAATATTTTGGGACCTAGAAAAAGGTTCGACTAAGTGGTCTGGTTATTTTGATGTGTATGAAAAACACCTCAATAAATTTATTGGTAAATCACCTAGAATTCTGGAGATTGGAGTTCTAGGAGGTGGTTCAATTGAAATGTGGTTGAAGTATTTCGGACAAGATACTTCTGTAATTGGTGTGGACATTGATCCAGAATGCTTGCAGTACAAGTATGATGGTGATGTTCAGATTATTATGGGTGACCAATCTTCACCAGAATTTTGGAAACAATTTGCAGAAGAAAATGGTAAATTCGATATCATTATTGATGATGGCGGCCACACAATGAACCAACAAATCACCACACTCAATTCTATGTTTCCATATCTGAATGATGGTGGCGTCTTTGCTGTTGAAGATACGCATACAAGTTATTGGCAGAATTGGGGTGGTGGTTATAAAGAGCCACAAACTTTACTTGAACACGCCAAAAAACTAACTGACTCTTTGAATCAGCAACATTTTCAAGGCAACAACTATATTCTACCACAGACACTTGAAATCTATAAAGGATTGAATTGTGTTTCTTTCTATAATAGTGTTGTTGTGTTTGAGAAAGAGGC